CGCCTAATAGAGTTTTCTTCGCTAATTCTAACTCTTCACTAACTCCAGTAGTTGATGTTAAAATTGTAGATCTTCTGCCTTTTCTTTTGCTTTGATCGTATTGAACTGCTTCTGCTTTTGTTGGTCCTTTCGGAGCTGTCATCATAGGAGCAGGTGCTGGTGCTGGAGCAGGTTTTGGTGCTGATATAATTCTTCTTACTGGTCCGCCCATACTAGCCTCCTAACAAAGTCGGTTTATCTGTAGTTGCTGTTGTATCGCTATAAGTTGGTGAAGTTAAAATCGTAGATCTTCTACCTTTACGATTTCTATTTCTTTTTCTCATATCAGCTTCCTCTTCTGCTCTTCTAGCAGCATCTTCTGCTGAAGGTACATTTTCCACTTTAGGCATTTCTAATTGTGGAGGTGCTGGCATACTTGGCATTTTAAATAATGAACTCATATATTAAATCCTTTATCGTATTGTTGTTGTCTTGTTTTTATATTTTCAAACTTTTCGTTTTCTAAACCAGTTGCTAAAGTTCTAAGTGCATCATTGAAATGACTAGACCAATCGTGATTTGGCTTAGCCGAATACAATCGATCTTTCTCTTTATACTTACGATGATAATGTCTTAGAGCATTTATAAACTTAGTACAGTTATCTACATCAATGTAGCATCTTGGAAGTAACATCTTAACTGCGTGGATGCCATCTTCTATGGGAAGCTTTGGAGCTATCCTAAATCTTAATCCTAACTGGTGAGCTACTTCTCTTCTTGTTCTTCCAGTTGCGAAATCTGTTTGTTCGAGATCGTGTGGTCCGATATGTTTATCGTACACATAATTTTTTTCCTTGAGGACCTGAGCATAGTGAGGAAACGCTTGGTTACTGTTCTCGTAGCAGTCAATAATATTAATAGCGTGTCCAATATTTTGATAAAACAAAATAGCGGTACTATCATTATAACCAAGATCCCAAGCGGTATTAACAGAATAGCTGGGATCATAAGGCACTCTTGCAATACGTTTCTCATCTTCGAGCTTTGTAATTAGTTCGCCATAAATAGATCCTCTTACATTTCCAATAAAGCTGCACTCAAATTCTTGATTGAAAGTGGCAACTCCCATTACTGAAAGTGCTGCATCTAATTCTTCTTTATCTACTAAACCAGTCTCACTAGCTTTGGCTGTATATAAAAACCAATCTTTCTCAGATCTAGCTTTCAAATACATATCGTAAAAGATGTTGTTCATACCTTTTGGTGTAGAACATAAAACCATCCATCCTTTTCGATCAGATAAGGCAGGTCTTATTACTTCGTCAATCAGCTCTCGACTAATCTGTGAAGCTTCATCGCAAACCACGCCATCTAAATAAATACCTCTAATACTGTCAGGATTTTCTGAGCTTAGCAAAGTGATACGAGCGCCATTAAAAAAATCGCACCGTAACTCTGTCTCGTTGTATTTTGTATTTGGTAATCCTTTTGTATAAAATTTTAAATAATCCCAGGCAATCTTCTTGGCTTGAGAATAAGTCGGAGCAATATAAGCAAAGCGTGGTTGATGGTTCTTATTCATCATACACTCTTTGATTAAATGATTTATCAGCATCACCGTTTTGCCAAACCTTCTATGACAGCATAGAACTGAAAATCTATGTTTGTCTAATTCTGTATGTATGAAAGCTTGTTGCTTTCTTGGCGTATACGGTATGGTGACTTTCATTAGTGAATAGTTGGTGATGGTGGATCTTTCATTCCGCCAAAGCTGGTAAAATCCATTTTTAACCTTGAGAATACAAACTCTGCAAACTCAGGCATATCTTCATCATCGTGAAATCCGTGAAAGACAATCATCATTTCGCCACCGACTGTAGTAAATGTAAAGCCAGTAACATCTTGAAACTTATCAGGTATCTTTTTATCTCTGTTGCTCATAGGTAATTTATCGTAATAACAGCCAGCCGTGCGTTTTTGGTGGTGGTTGCTGTAAAAAAAACATTATTTTTTCTGCAGACCTGAGCCATATTGTATGTCAGGCAATCGCTCCAGGAAGTAGTATCAATAAAAATAAACAAACTTGGTGCAGGTATGGTGCAGATCTTTGCAATACAACTATTTCTCGAACTCCATCACGTGTGCGAGACATTATTTGTCCGCATCTACTACCTGTAAATCAGGCTGCTTCCACTCGATCGTTACCTTCGTGTCTTGAATAACTTCTTGCTTATCGCCATACAAGTTAGGCAGTAGCTTGCTGCTGAGCCACCTGTAATGATGGAGCTTTTCACGAACAACCATAATACTTTTGTTGTCTGCTGTCTCAAGCTCTTCAATCATTTTATCAAGATACGTCTGGCATCCAATCCTACGAGCCATAAGTAATTGCTTTGCAAAATCTTTATGCTTGGCAATCCATTTATAAACTGTCGATAGACTTGGCTGATCTTTGTCTTTGCAGATCCTTGTCAACGGTGTGCCTTCCATAAGTCTTTGGCAAATGTTGTTTGAAATCAAAGTCGTTAATTGTAATTCTCTTGTCACGATACTGTTTTAAATTTTGTAAACTTTTTAGTTTTCCTTCTTTTGTTTTTGGTCCAGTAGATAAACCAGCGTGATTTGGACATCTATACTTCTTTGAAGTTTTGCAAAAGAAACCTTTACGCTTGCAGCGTACTGTGTATTGACTTGTTCTTGTAAAACTTTCGCAACGGTCTGGTTTGAATTTCATAACTGGCAAGAGCTGTTTGAAACAAAAAAAAAGAGTAAAAAAAAATAAAAGTTTTTTGGCAATACGCTTACAACAGTTAAATTATACTGCTGATTTCCAATCTGTATATATCTTTTTATCCTATACTCTTTTGTGAAAAATAATTATTTGAGGATATAATTAATAACTAAACAATTTGTCGAGATTGTCAAAACTTTTTTTTAATTTATTTGATAAGTTATCTAAGACTATCTCATATCTATTTTTTATTGTTGTACGGTGATAACCAAACATTTTACCAAGACTGGTCCACTTCATTCTGTTAGCTCTTAACCATAAAAGTTTACGATCTAATATCGGATTGTCTGATATATCTTTATCAACAAGTATTAATATATCTATGGCAAAGTTATACCTTGTCATCTGCTTAGGAGTAGCTCTCATTACAAGTTTAGGTCTTGCGTGATAACCCCAGTCCTTTGGATTGTAATGCGTCTCTAAGAGCTTGTACATCGATGGACAGCGCTTGTTGTTAGGCTTTGATACAAATCTCTCTGCATAGGCAGCATCATCAAGGATCTCTTTAAGATGACCAATCAGCTTTACTTGTTCTTCAACTATTACTTCTAATCTTCTTTGCATTTCTTAACATCCAAGGATATTGCAGATCTGTAGATTTTATGTCAGCAAACTCTTTAGCTGGCAGAGCTACCAGTTTATCCAACAGCTCCCACTGATCTAGTTTATCAAATTTATATTTCTTTTGGCTTGCAACATTCTGTATGCAACCACGTAAAGCCTTCCAGCCTTTTGATGAATTAAACTTTGCGAAACCGATTTGTTTTACAAACTCTCTATGTCTTGGCATATCGAATGTTAGATAATGATCCTTCTGTCTAACTGTAATTAACGGCAATCCTTCGACACGAATACGGCTAAGTCTAGCAAGAGATAATTGTACTTGCTCTGTTGAGATCTGAAACTGACCAGCAATATCAACAACTCTTACGAAACTGTTTAAAGTTTTCACGTTAAACTGCTTGCAGCAATGCTGATAAATTCTAAAATCTTCGTCTAATAATTTTAGTTCATTTAGAACTTTTGGATCAGATAGATAGAAACTTGACATAATTTTGTTGGCGCAGAAACTGGTTTCCGCATTTGTTTTTGGTTATTTTTCTAATTAGATAATCTTTGTTTTCGCAGTTAGGTCCGTGAGATACTAAGGACATATGCTCTAAAAATAGCAGCATATCTGCAGGTGTAAGGTTACGCCATTTCTTATCACAATGAGGATAGATCCTGGTTATATCGAACCTGATTATTGGTCTAATTCCACGGCTAGCCTGGCTCTCGTCTACGGTGTAAAAAAACTCATAATATGGAATGTCACAATTTACGGCAAAAAACTTGTAAGGTCTTTGATGCCAAGAGCTTTTGCCTCTAAAAGTGAAGTCTTTGTTGTATATAGTATCCGCTAAAAATAATGGCTTGGCACAACTTGGGCAAATTCCGCATACGTCCAAATCTGTCATATTTATCCCATCGTGCTGAGCTCTATGCCAATGGCTAAAAG